GAGAGCAGGGCGGAGACTGCGCCGATCACGGCTACTTTCTTCTGGTCGATGGAGGCGTAGGCGCGCACATACAGGCTCTCGTGCAAGAGCAGGGGGACGGCTCCGGCCAGGAAGGTCAGGACGCCGTACATGGGGATGTTCGTCATCCAATAGACGGTAAAGCCGCTGATCCCGTCCAGGATGACGAAGATCAGGTTGGCAAAGACGATGGCTGCATAGAGCGAGAAATTGCTGGGTTTCTTTTTGCGGGCCGGACCCTTGACGGCTTCGAGCAGTTCGTCACGTTCGGACAGGTTATTCATGGCTTGCCTCCTGAGCTTCCTTTCGGCGGGCCGCAACAACAACATCCTGCTCCTGGACGTTGTACATGGATGCCACGTCGCCGGGTTTGAATTTCCAAAGGCTGATCCACCCGCTTGGGGTTTCTATGCCTTTCGACTGCAACCAGGTGTTGACCAGGGTTGCCTCGGTTCGACTGAGTGGGGAAGAGAGTGTTTTCATGTCTCTATTTTATATCTATGTGTGTGCTTCTGTCAATATGCCAGTGGGTTATTCTTCCAGGATGGCTTTTGCCGGAATTTTGCGCCTTGTTTTTGTACAAACCTTGCTAGCTTTGCCCACACGTTCACATTCTTGGCGGATTCATGCCTAAAGTGGTGCTCAGGTCCTAAAGGATGCCCGTTTCTGTAAAATCAACCTGGGGCTTTCTGTGGTCATACAGGGGCATTTCTTGTAGATCAATTATTATCGTTTTCAAGTCCGATGAATAGTGGCAAATCATGATAAATTCCGTTGGCGGGCATCACATTGCCAGTTCCCCAATTTTCGAGATCTTCCAGCAAAAGCCTTTTCCTGGACAGGCCAAGATAATCCATGCTCAAATCAAGGCCAACATAAGCTCTTCTAAGAATGCGGGCGACTATTCCAGTTGTGCCTGCACCACTAAAAGGATCGAGAATAATGTCTCCCGGTTTGCTTCCTGCCAAAATGCAGGTTTCTGGTAATTCGGGCGGGAAGGTTGCGAAGTGCGCGCCTTTGTATGGCTTTGTAGTGATTGTCCACACGCTGCGCTTGTTTCGCATTTCTACAAACTCCCGGAAGGCCTCACGCCCAACCATTGAATTTGTTTTGCCATTGAAGCCACCACGCTTCACGTTCAATCTTGGCTTATTCATGGAGTGGGGAGTTTGCCCAGGTGCGCCGTTTACGTTCTTGTGATTTTCACTCACGCCACGCTGTAATCTTTCAAGGCTTTCAATTGCGGCGGGTTCTTTGATTGCTTCCTGATCGTAGTAATAGGTCTTGCTTTTTGAAAACAGGAAGATGTATTCATGGCTTTTAGTGCAACGATCTGTCATGCTTTCGGGCATAGGATTGGGTTTATTCCAAATAATATCTTGGCGCAAATACCAGCCATCATTCCGTAGCGCAAAGGCAACCATCCAGGGGATGCCGATAAGGTCTTTTGGCTTGATAAATTCATGCTTGCCATCTTTCGGCGCTGTCCATCCGTGCCGTCCGATTTCTTGATAGTCATGGTTTATTGATTCGTTTCGCTCAAACCTTGCCCGCTGTTTATCGGACCCGCCATGCGCTGACTGACCTTTGCCGCCCCAATAACTATCACCAAGATTTAACCAGAGTACGCCATCATCTTTTAGCACGCGGCGCACTTCACGAAACACGGCTACAAGGTTTTCGACATAGGCCTCCGGCGTAGACTCCAGACCGATTTGACCCTCCGTGTCGTAGTCTCGCAACCCATAATAAGGCGGGGATGTTACAACGCATTGCACAGAGGCGGATGCGAGTGGGATATGAAGTGCATTTGCATTTATAAAAGCGGGTCTCATCGCCTCACCTTTACCCTATGCAAATGTTCGCAGCGGGCCAGCCTGCCGCCTTTGACAATTTCCGATACGCATCGGTAATAATCGTGGCTGCCGTCCGTATGGCTGTAGGCGTGGTCGGTGCGGACGAAGCAGTCTGGGCAGTAGATAAAGGGCAGTACCAGGGTGGTCTGGAGGGGGAGGGTTGCGAGAGTCATTGCAGGCGCTCCGGCTTGATCGCCATATTGATGGCATTATCTATCCTGTACCCTTTCAGGATCGCATCGTCGAACTTCATGCCTGGAGGCGGGATAACCAGGCGGCAGCGCTCATAACCGATCTGGCGGGCTGTTTCCAGGACCGCCACCCTGCCGGTCCCGTATTCGGGCAGGTAGGCATCCGGGTCGAAAGCCAGGTAGACCACTTCGGCCTCGGCGATTTCGGGCATCTTGAGAATGCGCCGCTCCGGGGATTTGGACTGGACCCCGAAGATGCTGTGCTGGGCATTGAACTTGCTGTAAATCGTGGCAACCGCAGCCTTGATCTCGCCTTCCAGCAGGACCACTTTTTTGTTGACCCCTGCGCCGTGCATGGGGAAGTAAAGGTGCTGGGCTTTGGATTTATACAGCCTGCGGTAGCGATCATTGGAGTCGTGTGGATCGGCTACCCTCAGGGTAATGTTCTCGATCTTATCCCCGCTGTTCCAGATCGGGATGGTGTAGGCCAGGCTGGAGTAGGTGGCATTCCTGCCCCGGACGGTGTAGTCATCGAAGGCTCCGACAAAAAGGTGGTTCTGCCACATATCCGGGATACCCCGCCGCTCCCAATACCGTATGATTTCCTTGCAAGACTGGCCGTAATCGTAGCACTTCCGCCACGTTTCCTGCTGCATGACCCGCTCGGCCAGGAGCGCAATGCGTTCGTTCTCTTGTGCCATCCACTCGGCTTCCATCTCGGTCTGTTTGCGGATGAACTCGGCCCGTTCTTCCGGGGTCCAGTTGGCATCCTGCTTTTCGGGAGACCACTTGAATCCGCACTTGCGGATGCACATCCCGAACGGTTCCCCGCGCCGGCTTGATCGCCACATGACAAAGCGGTCCGGCCACGAACCGTCTGAGTGCAATTCGCCTCCACAGTTCGGGCAGGAGCTATGGTATTCATTCTCACTGACCTTGTGGATATAATCGACCTGCCCAATCAGGGCCATGAATTCAGGGGGGAGTTGATCGCCGTTCATAGCAGCTTGCCTCCGATATGGATTTTCTTGTGGAAGTCCGGGTCATAGACAATGTTCCCGCTGGGTTCGATGTGGCATGGGAAGACCCGGCCTACCACATCCCGCTCGCCGGAGTAACCCAGTTCCTCGGCGTAGCGGCGCTTGACCACCCGCATGAAGATAAGGTTCGGGCTGACCTTGAAGCACCAGTTCCCGTCTTCGATCTGCATCCCCATCGGCCAGTCGTGCTTGGGTTGCCAGTAGGCATAAACGATGTCGGGGATGTTGAACAGTTCCTTGGCTTCTTCCATGTCCGCCGCCCCGGGAATTTTCATCTTCTCGCTGTAATTACTGCGCTGGGTCTTGGTAAGGGCCTGGCTTGCCACAACGACCGGGCAGGTGTAGTAAACGGCCATGTTTGTGATGCGCTTGATGTCGTCTGCGATCTGGAGCCTGCGTTGCTGGTCGGTGGTCATCATCCGCCGCTCAGGATCGGGCGGGATGATCTGGGCATAGTCAATGGCGATCAGGCTGTAGTGCATGGTCTCGGCAAATTTCTTGTTTTTCCCGTATTCCAGGGCACGGCTGATATTGCTCATGTACAGTTCGGCCATGTCCTCGGTCCGCATCCCGAAGCTGCGCCCGATGTGGACGAACTGGTCATCCACATACTGAATCTCATTGCCGTCATAGCGCCTGACCTGCTGGCTGGCGGTACGCTCGGCGGTATCTTCCAGGATGACGGCCCCGATCAGGAAGCCCGGTTTCCCTTCGATCTGCTTCTGGGCCTTCCACAGGATGTCTTTCAGGATGGTGGATTTCCCGTGATGGCCCCTGGCCTCGACCATGGCCGTCTCGCCAGGGTACTGCGGAGGGATGATCCCTTCCAGCCCTTCGATGTGGAAGGGCATCGCAAGGTGGACATTCTCGGAAACGAACTTGTCATAAGCCTGCTTGCGCTCCCAGGTCTCGGCAGCGGTCAGGACGTAAGCGGATGGGTTGAAGGTGTTCAAAGCACGGGCCATGGGGGTTCCTAGTAGCTCATCGGGACGCCGGAAGCGTCGGTGGGGATTTCGTCCAGGACCGGCAACCCCGCCTGGCTTGCCTGACCCGGAGCAGGGTTGGCAAGGTCGGTGGCGGTGCCGATGACGGACATCGGGCTGGAAACGGTGTACCTGATTTCCAGGAGTTTCTGGACGGCGGCAGTGATATGCTTCGGCTCAACCGGGTGCGGGTTGGCTTTCCGCATCTCCCGGAATGCCTTGCGCCACTTGGCGCAGTCCTTATCGTCATACCCTGTTCCGTCATGGCGCGGCAGCATCTCACGGGCCAGCATGAAAGCCAGGGCCATGTCGAAGATGACGCCAGGGCCGTTGTCGATGAACCAGGCCGCATCCTTGGCGCGGATCTCGAAGCTCTGCTCTTCGGTCTTGAAGTCCCCTGCTGTGATCTTTGCTCCACTGGCGATCTTCCAGTCAAGGGGAAGAGAAGCAGGGTCAATTGGCGACTTGTCGCCATATTCTTGTTTATCTAGTTCCTCTTGTTTAAGTAAAGTGGGGTTGACCATTTGGGGGGGTAAACTTGACTCTTTTGCGGAAATACTTGACTCTTTCTTCAAATGGTCAACTGAGTTGACCATTTCAGTGGGTTCTTTTCCTTTGCCAATGGCCGCAAACTCAGGTTCGTAGAAGTTGAATCTTCGCTCGCCGCGCCTTACTGCCAAGTATCCCTTTCTCTCGAGGATTGTTATAGCATCCATAACTCCCTGCCGACTGTAACCTGTTTCTTTTGCGATTGTGGCAATGGCCGGAAACGCCTTGCCGCTCTTATCGATACTCAGGGAGATGAAAAGCCATACAGCAAGCGGAGACCCGCGTAATTCTTTGATATGTGGCTTGAAGGCAGTGGATAATTTGACCCACGCAGGGGAGTATTGCTCATCCATGCTGTCTCGAAGATACATCTTTCTGGATGGGCTTTCAATAATTGCGGCAGGCTCATTGCCGTATCCCTTGCCGAGCATTTCCATGGCTTCGCGCACTTCGTCTGTTTCTGTTTTGTACTCACCCTGCTGTTCGCTCATAGCCTGCCCCCAAAAATGTGCCATTCCAGCAGCCGTTTCACGAGCCTCCAGAAGCGTGATCCGCTCTCCGTGCCGATGATGGCACGGTCGAGGCGGCGGGATAATTTAGGCGTGAATGGTTTCATGGCTGCTCCTGCTCGGTCTCAAAGTCCTCGTTGTCTATCTCTGTTCCTGATACGGCGGGCACGTTGCCGCAACAGCCCTCTGTCATGCAATGGGGGCACAAGTCGGCTGAACATATAGCGCAATAGTCCAGCAAGTTCATCCCCGTTGGATACGCTCCGCAGCGTTCGCATTTTTTGGCGTCCATCGTCTCTCGCTTCCTGGGGTAGCAAAAATCCCTTGTGAGCTTTCTCATTGGTCGGTTCGGTCGTAGTAGGGTTTGGCCGTCAGGCCACCCCGGCCCTCTTATCAATATCTGATTTGTTTGAAAAATACCACTGCATAATTTCTTGGTGAATATCGTCGTTATGTTTTTTGAGAAGATTGGCGACGTGCTTATTGGCCCGAGGAATTGTTTGTTTGTTTGGGTTTTTAACGGCCTCCCTGACAAGGAACAGGGCGTTCATTTGCGCAAGGCTCATCCCGGTATAGATCGTATCCCGATGAAGGGTTCCGAGTTGTGCCTTTATGTCTTCTATGGCCGCAAGTGCGTCTGCGTTTGTGCAAATCTCAGTTAGCTTTATATTGCGCCCAAAGCAAAGATCACGCTTTTCTTGATCGTGGCGTTTGCGTTTCCTGAAATCGTCATCTGTTTTGTGAAAAAATGGAATAAAAATAAAATGCTGATCTCCTTGTACTTCAAAAGCAAGTTTCAGATCTTCGATATAAAAATCCAACTCAAGCCAGGTATGATCGGATGATATTAGCCAATTCGGACGATAGTTTTCCCGTATTCGATATTGCGGGAAATTCCTATCTAGCATGTCTCCGAATTTACGTTGTAGCTTAGAGGTTGCCATTATGCTCCTGGGTAATAAAAAACTCCGCTCTCACCGGCGTTCGTGTTTGCGGAAGGGTCAGGTATGACCAAACACAAACACCTGTGAGAAGGGAGTTTTTCACCTGACTTACCCTGCTTCCGACAGGGGTGGCGCTTTTTGTTGCCGCACTTCAATACTACGCTTTTTCCCTCAGCTTGTCAAGCATCTGCTTGGCCGTATTCCCCTGCCCATCCGTATAAGCCGAGAGGCAGATCGGGCCGAAGCAAGTCAGGGGAGGCGGCTCAGGCCCCTCCCCTGACACGGACCAGCAGCCCTTCCGATACGACTCGGAAGACTTTAGGCATAAAACGGGGCGCAGGTCAAGGATTTCAGGCATCAGCCGCCTCCATAGGTGGAGCGGGTCAGTTCTCCCAGGGAGGCATACTGGAAATGGACCCGCAAGACCGCACGCAGGGCAGAGTGGATCGCCTTCTTCAGCTTGCCGAGCCTGGTCCCCCTGTCGTAGCTGCCCAACTGCAAGGCTCGTGAAAGGGCCAGGCGTGCCCCGATCTCAGGGACCCACCTGTCCGCAGGGTTGCAGTACGCCACGGAGGAGAAAACGTGTTCCCGGTGATTATCCTGCCTGGCGTGTTCGATGTCCACCAGGACCATCGCGGCGGTCATCTTGCCACGGACGAGGATTTCCATGGTGACGGGCAGGCGCTTGTCATCCACGACCACATCCAGGTCAAAGACGGTGGTGCGGCCGTTGGTCAGGGTAAAAGCGGGGGCTTGGTTTTCCACGTTATATCTCCTTTTCTTTTTCGATGAGCTTCGTGATCTTCAAGCCCAGCTTGATCTCGTGGGAGGCCCAGCCGGGCACATTACGGAGGACGG